GCTATTGTCTCGCGTGACATGCCCAGCAAATACATAAGCTCTTTTGCCTTGTACCGTCCCTGGTACTCATCGTTCTTGTACAGGTCGTACAAGATTATCTTTCGTCCCATTCCGCTTTCCTCTCTTCTTGCACCACTGCGGACTGTTTGCCACTTTCTGCTCGATTAGGCGCATATCTGCGATACACAGCCGCCGGTATCCGTCCTGTTTCTCCTTGCGGACCAGTACGCAGGATTCGCAGCCATCGCAGTGCGGCAGCGTTGCTTTTATCCTGCTCCTGTAGTCCCGCTGCTTCTGCCGGTATGCTTCCGGGTCTGCCTGCCTCTGCCGACGCTTTAACAGCGCCCTTATATCCGTGCCAGACATGATGCAGTCTGGATGCTGGCAGGTCTCACAGACCGGATATGCACAATCCTTTGTTGCTCTCATACCCGCCTCACTTCCCCAGAAGGGCAGCTTCCAGGCTGTCCATGTCGTAGTCTGCTTTCATAAACTGGTTGTACTGTTCTATGCTGGTCTGCTGCCGTTTTGGCGGCTTCGGCTTCTTGTACTTCTCCGGCAGATACTCGTCAAATTTCAGCTTCCGCAGGAAATTTTCAGCGTTCAGCACATATAGGGGCTGCGTCCTGCGTATCTGGCAAGCTTCTGCGTAATTCTTCGCTGCTTGTACAAGATCATTCGCAGTTACACCCATCCGCAGTGTGTTTAAGTATTCCACAGCCACTCCCGGCAGGTCTGCTCCTGCCTTTGGGTACGCTGCAGCAAAGTCCTCAAACCGCTCTGGTTCCTCGCGCGATATTGTTTTGGATTCGTATTCGGATTGGATTGGATTACGGGGACTATTGCAATCGTTCGATATCATCTGATTGCAATTGATATCATCTGATATCAGATTCTCACAGTTGCTTTCTTCCGCTGGATATTTGCTTTTTTTCGCTCTCACTTGCTGGTGATCTCCCCAAGTTGCCATGTGTAAGTACGGTCGTCCCTGAACGTAATATTCTCGGACCAAGCCTACAGACGTCAACTTCTGCAGGGCATCAGCAATCGTCTTATTTGTAATATCCTTTAGCGGAAAGCATGTCCCGCGGATAATCGCAGGTCTTCCGTCAAATCTTCCATAATCGTCACACGCTACGATTAAGCGGTAGAACAGGACTTCCTCGAACCAGCTCAGCTGGTCAATCGTATCTGATCGGCAGATACTTTCCTTTAAAATCCTGTTCGGCATCTTATCCGCCTCCATTCAGGCTCGCAAGCCATTCATCCATTGTGATCTGGTTCTTTTCCAGTTCGTTTTCCGGTTTCTTACATGGTTTCTTATTCCGGTTCAAATACCGCTGCGCAGCTTCGACATTTGCATTTACCGATTTGCGTCTGGAACTTTCCATAGCTTTCCAGGCACCGACAAGCCTATCTTCGCCAGGCGCGGGTCGGAAGTATCCCTTGCCGTCCTGCAGGTTTATAATCAGCTCATTGTCTTCACCGCCGGTATTTACCGCAGATATCATGTCCCTGATCTTCCGGTCGTTTAAACGTGTCACCGTCTGCAGCCAACGTCTGGAAACAGCATTTTTATGCCCGGTCGGGATGTAATCTAAAATATTCATGATCTTTCTCCAGTTAGGGATGCGCCGCTTGCCCCCGGCGCTGGGGTAACAGGAGGCACCCGTCATGCCCGTGATATATACTCCCCAACAAGTCGAATCAGTAGTTTCTTTCGCCCCGGCGGGGCTGGTGTTACAACCATTTATGATAGGTAACGCTGTCCGGCGTCCATCCGGGGTAAAGCTCCCGCATGTAGTCCTGCAGCATACTATCCATTTCCCGATGCAGTCCCTTGTTACCGTTATCTAATAAACTGTGGTGGTATCTGCATCCCAGCACGCCGTTTTGCTCTACGCCCAGCCCTAAGTGGCTGCGGGCTACGACGTGCATTATGTCCTTTGGTACAAGATCGTCCGGTAAGGCGTGGTCCATGTGGTACAGGCGGCGGCAGAAAAAACAGTCCTCGTCCCGCTCTATAATCTTCTGCCGAACTATCGGGCTAAACTCCAAGCGGCGTGACATCATGCTTTTTCGCATACTGCACCATCATCCTTTCCAGTTCTTCCGGAGGAAGTGTCTCAACTCCGCACTCTTTGCAATCCGATACAAGCCCATCTATCAGACGGGACATTTCCGCCGTGTTGTACTGGCTGGATCCCTTAATTCGGTAATATTTGCAATACCGCACGCCCTCAAATTCGACGATGATTCCGGTCGGCTTGTAGTGCTCATGTTTGTATCGCAGATAGTCCTCTGTCTCTGGCAAAAAGTGGATGATGCAGTTGCCGTCCTCGTCCTCTGCCAGTGTGCCGTAACTATCTAAAAGCTGGTTATGCAGCTCTTCGCTACTGGTCTGCAGGACTTTTGCAAGTTCCCCCAGCAGTTTCCAATAGTAAGCGTTTGCGTCAAGGCTACGCTTGTCGGAGTGCTTTTTCAGTGTCATGTCCAGCCGACCGTCTTTCTGCAGCTGGATCAGCTGTACAAGCGATGCTCCCTGCAGATCCAGGGTAAGCCGGAGCTTTTTGTCGATCGTCATGCCAATATCGGCAATCTCAGCCATGCATCTCATGCGCTCACCTCTCTGTTAGGCAAACCTTTGAGCCGTTTAATGCAGTCCTTGATCTGTAGGTTACTTAAGCTACCGACATCAGACGCTTTATAGGTTTTTAAGACTGCGTTTGTACCATAGCCGGTACGCTGTAGCTGCTCACGCATCTGTCCGATCAGCTCTGCCCGCTGCTTATCTACCGGGGCTTCTGCCTGCTGCATAGTGGTTGGCGCTTTCGGATCATCGTATTTTGTCCGGTCTGCATCCCAGTAGACGTCTGCTCCGACGCCGAGCTGTTTGCAGGCTACAGAGATCGCATCCGTGGTCGCCATCTTGTAACACTCGTCCGATACATAAACACCGTCTTTCTGCCGCGCTGCGAACATACTACCGCCGGTTCCTGCGATCGGCATCGACCACTCTCCGCCGATCTTTACATACAGTTCGATGTCCACAAACGCTGCGATTTCGTCTCCGTGCGTTTCCATCCATTTCCGAACTGGTTTGTAATACCAGCCAATTCCGCAGGGCCCGAACTGTTCCGTCAGGCGCTTAATACGCCACATCGGATTTATGCCTTTCAGCCGCCCCGCCGTAATCGCCTTTTTCGCGGTTTCCGGGACGCTGCGGCAAGCGTCGTAGATTGTCATGTTTTCCATTAGATCATCTCCCAGTCAATTCCCACACTGTCCAGATACATTTCAAAAGCTTCTTTGCCCTTTTTTGATAATGCCACTCTGTATTCGTAGAGCTGCGTGTCCTCTTCGGTGTCCGGTGTCAGGTTTTCGATTACCTCCTGCGCGCCGGTTTCCCGTGCCTGCTCTACAGCTGCCTGTTTCTCTTCTTCCAGCTGTCTGCGCTGTGCTTCGAGGGCTTCCTCAGCCGCCCGACGCTGTGCTTCCCGTTCCTCCAGCACCTTCCGTTCGGCTTCCAGCTTCTCGCGTTCCTCCCGGCGGATGCGCTCCAGCTCTTCCTCTCGCTTACGCTCCTGCTCTTTTCGGAGGATTTCCGCTTTCTGTGCCTCGTAGGCGTTAATGCAGGAGATCGCTTCCGGAAGGCTCAAGGTCTGCTTGAACACGTCCAGTGCTTTCGTCTCGGCATCCGAGTGCATCCCGTGGATGGTATCCAGTGCAATCCGTGCCGCCGTTGCCTGCGCTAAAACCTCTTCCCGGATTGCCTTTTCTTTCATGGTTGCGTTTTCCCATTTCGGGTTATAAATCCGCTCCAAAGGGATAATATCCGCCAGATCACCGACCAGCTCCGTGTAAATGGCTTCGATCAACGCTTTTTTCTGCGCAATTCGATCTTCCTCAAAGGCTTTAACCTGTCCGTCAATCAAGGTGATCGGCTCGTCAAACAGGTTAATCAGCTCTTTTGCCTTCGGCTCAAAAGCATCCCAGGGAGCCATATATTTCTTTTTCGCGTCTCGGAGATTGTCGTTCAGCTCTTTCTTCTCCGCCCGGAGCTTTGCCAGCTCTTTCTTAGCGTACCCCTTGCTTTCCTCTGTAAAGATTGCGCCGTCATACTCTTTCAGGCGTTCCTTTATGTAACCTTCTACCTCTTCAAAGTTGCAGGATACTGTACCTTCCTGCTGGACAATAACTGCTCTTACTTCTTCCATTGCTTTTTCCTCATTTTTCTGTTATAATAAAGATGATCTCCACAAAAGATCATCCGATGCAGAGCCAGTCCCCCAAGATTACAGC